TGTTCAGCATCAACAAGATACTGTTTTGGTTTTGGTTCTTTGTCCATCTTTCCCCCTATTAAAATGGTATATCATCCTCGTTAGGATAATGTTTTTCAATTACACTTAATTTATCTTCTGCAGATGCTATAGCTTCCATCTGTTTATCTATCTCATGTACAAACTGTGGGTGCTCCCCTATACCTACAGATTTATTTAGATATACTTCTATAGTAACTTTAGCTACGCTAATATCTGCCTCATATTTTTTTCTTAATGCTTCCATAAATGCATCTCTCATTACTCTGCCCCCTTAAATTGATAGTATTTATCTTCTAATAATTCCTCATCATCTAGGTAAGGATTAGTCTTAGCTGCTACAGATTCTCTAGCATCTCTTATTGTTTGATTTAGTGTTCTACCTTTTCGTAAACACCCTGCAACAAAATCTTCTACTTCTATTATTGCTTGTTTAACTTGACCCATTACTAACCTCCTTTATAAGTCTATTTAAATACCAACTAGCTTTTTGTAGATCTTCTAATGGCTCACCCTTAAACTTATATCTCGAAACATATTTCAAAACATTACCTTTAAGATATCCATGATACTCATCGCTAGTCATACAATCTCTTATTACTTCTATTGTTTCTTTTTTACCATGTTTGTAATGATCTGGAGAATGTACGTTATCATGTCTTCTCTCATTCTCATAAGACATATCATGGCCATGTTCTTTTAAAGATATATATGTTCGTTTACTTTTTACCATACTTTCTCCTAATAGTATTATACTCTATCATCTCTAAATCATATTCACCTTTAGATACATTACGTTTAACAACAAGTCCACTCCACCACATTTGTTGTGTAGCTTTAGCATAATTTTCTTTATGGTGCAAGTAGCATCCTGCCGATAACCCCATAAGTTTTCTGCCAGATGGTAACGCACACATAGCATAATCAAACGTATGTATATGTCCTACGGTAGATGATACTTTATTTTTTAATAGGAGAGAACGAGCAACATTGTCACCGCTAATAGGCTTCCCCATGACACCAGTAGGATAATTGTGGCAATAATATATACCATCAACATTGACAGGTTTTTGGTATTCGTAAACCTCCCAACCAAATTTTTCAAATTTAAAGTCGTCTGTGCTAATTGTGCCTTCAAGTTCTGGTATGTCATCTACTGTTCTATCTATCCTATCTTCGTGATTTCCAAGTAGCATGATCTTTCTTGGCCGTCTTCCGTTAAGACCTTTGTTAAATTTTTCTAATGCATCATGAGCATGGTCAATATCTTTTTTGTATCTCCTACCTTCAAAAGACTTTTTACCTTTATCATAGCTAGATAAAGAATCCATACTAGCAAAATCTCCCATGCATATTATAGTGTTTGGTCTTAGATCATGTGCAAGTTTACCTGCCCATAAAAATCTTTCATTGCTTGCTTTGGGTGTGCAATGAGGGTCACCCATAACTAAATGTGTTGCCACTAGTTTAACTCCTTATCACGTTTTTGTTTTAGGAACTCTAAGAAATCTACAACATTAGAATCATCATCAAACTCTGCGACAGAACTAATTGTCATACTCTTATCATTCTTTTTTTTATCATCAGCAAATCCACGAAGGCCCCATAAAAACGTAGAATGTGGGTCCGTAGTTGCCATCTTTATCATGCCTCTAGCTATAGTAGAGCATAATTCATATTCTTCTGTTGTCATTCTGGATTGACTATCCATAATTATACCACAAGTAAATCCTTTTTGCCATGGTGTAATAATAACTTTAACAGAATTAATTACATTAAGTTTATCTTTTTTAATTGCCATTCCAATACCTATCATGGTTTTCGTTGTTATATTCTAACACTTTGTGTTCATAACCTCTCTTCATACTTTTCCTACCAAAATCATCTGCATCTTTTTCTTTATCAAAGATAGTATTAGTAAATAATTTATAATCATCTTCTTTTTTATTTTTAAAAACTATAAAATATAAATGCATAACATAGAGCCAATGATGACTAGACCCCTCAAACTAATCACCATTGAACTCTTCTGTCTCCTCGTAGAAAGGAAATCTATAATTCTGTTTTATCATTTGCCTATATTTTCCCATACCTTTATAGCTGCTTTTTTAATATTATTATCCCAATAGAAAGGACTAGGATCAGTATTTAAAGGTGTTATCTTTATAGCTTTTTCTATATCATTACTACACATATCAATATAATTTTCTAAAGATTTAAAATCTCTAACTAATTCTTGATAACCATTTTTTACATCTTGTTTTGTAAGATCATACCATAATGTTTTTTTAGGTGTAGCATACAATAAAGATATAGGTTTATTATGTAAGGTAGAATATAAAGCCTGTTGTCTTATATGATCTATCTTTGGTTTAGTGGGTAATCTTAAAGTTGATTTGAGATCAACTATCAGATTATCATATTCAAAATCTGTAAACAATCTAACTGGATATTTAAGACCCTCAATATTTTCTACTTTTTCTTTTTGATAACTTACTATATTTCTTAGTTGTCTTTCGTACAACTTCTCCTCAAACTTATTAGCTATGTTTATAGAATTATATAACTCTTCCTCTGCATTAGAAAAATTATTTTTCTTAAACCTATGAGTCAATAGTTTCTCAAAATGTTTATCACCTTTCTGTGACATACCTCTTTTTATTTTATAGTAAGCACCAAACTCTGCAAGATTACCCCTAACCATAGCAGGACTACTAGATACTCTTAGACCTAAACCATAGTGAACCAACCACTCACTAGGATTATGTTTAAATTTATTAATAGAACTAAAGCTATGTTTAAAGTCTGACTTAATTATATTTTTTAATTCCATCTAATACCTAGTTGTTTTATATATTATGCTGATAATACTTCCTCTGGATCTAACTCTTTGACAACTTTAGCATCAACGGTGTCATCAGAATTAGCAGATTTAGATTTTGCTGAGTTATAAAGATCTATTACTTCTTTATTTTCTATATCAATAGACTCTTGAAATAGTTTTATTGTCTCCATATCATCATCAGATAGTTGTAGATTAGTATCTGAATTTACTATTATATCTGGAGTGTAATAGACATTACCACCTTTCTTTTGTCTCTTAGTGTTAAGAGATAAAGTACAATTAAACATAAGTTTCTTTCTTTTATTTAACTGATCTAGTGCAGAACTAACTGGTGAGAAAGCTGTTCCTGTAACCCTATATAATACAGGTAGATTTTTTACAGATGTAGCCTCTCCCTGTGAGGTAACACCTTTATCAAAACTTAATAGACCATAGACTAACTTATAACATCTAATGGTTCTCTGCTCCTCTAATTGCTCTGGAGTTAGATTTGATCTCTCCTTGAATGGTATCTTACCACATTTAGTACCACCTAGTATATCTATAGCTTCCTCTCTCCAACTTTTAAAAATTATAGATCTGTTTACATATTCACCTTTGACGGCATCATAGTGCATGTATTGCATGGCACTTATAAATGGCCGTAAGGTTACAGGTTTTGAATATACATTCTGTCCTGTATTAGAATCGTATGTATAAAAATGACCAACTGGTAGTTGATTACCATCATCATCCTCTGGGCTACGATTTATAGCTAATCTAGGTATATTAGTACCCATGCTAGACCCATCATCCTGTCCTATGGCTTGCATTATCTGCTCATTAGACATTCCTTTTACTATCACATTATTATCAGACATTTGTCCTCCTTATTTTAGCGTTGTTGTATATCATATTTATTAAAAAATACCATTGGTTATTTTGACACATCTACTTTTTTTTAAAGAAATGATATATAATATCATCTACTAAACGTATCCCCATTCCTATTAAACATATTATAAAAAATATTTCTAACATATTCTAGTCTCACAGTTTGTATGTTTTACTTCTAAGCCATCAGATTTAGCAAAATATTCCCACTCTGCCAGAAACTCATGCTTCTCATTTATGTACAATGTCGTAGGTTCTATCATACATTGGTCCTTTAGTTGTGTGTATTCTAAGAAAGCCGAATACTCTTCATCAGAATAATCATCTAAGGTATCTAATGCATCTATATCCTTACTCATTTAATGTCCTCCATTTGTAACCAGTTAATACCTATCTTTGACTCGGTATCTAAAGGTACGTTAAAGTTAATATTGTAATACTTTTTGAGGGATGGTATTACATCTGATGTGCCCTGCTTGAATATTTCACTCATCACATCCTCTTCTCCAGGATAAACATCGGCCACGATTGAATCATGAACTGTGTTTACAAGTAAACTTTTTACATTTTTATCTCGCATAAGTTTGTAAATATTTATACATGCTATTGGTACGATATCTGCTGTTGCAAAACCCTGCACAGGATAATTTTTTATCTGTGTGCCATATGTAGATCCACCCCAAGGTGTCCTCTCAGCATATGGAAAAGCATACTCCCTACCAGTTGGTAGCTTGACTCTCTTATATCTTATGGCCTCACTCTGTAGATTCTCGTGCCATTTTTTTATATCTTTATATTTTTCTAAAAATTTAGTGTAGTATCTTTTCTCATCCTCAGTGCCAGTTACACCACCATACAGAGGTTTAAATGTATGAGCCTTTGCATCCTGTCTAGATACACCTATGATATCTGCGGTGTATTGGTGTACGTCTATCTTATCCTCTATATCTTTCATACCTTGTTTATCTTGTGCTAGATACACGGCTGTTCTAAATTCTAATTGTGCAAAGTCTATCTCCAATATCTTACCACCATCAAATCTAGATGTAACCACCTTACGAATAGGAAATGTTTTACCTCTAGGTTGGTTTTGAAAGTTAGGATCACGGCTAGATAATCTACCTGTAGCTGTTATGGCCTGCATAAATTTAGGATGTAAAAATCCTTTCTCGTTTGTAAAGTTTTTTAAACCTTCTACAAATGTATTTAGATATGTATCTACAGCATTGTGTCTAACAATTGCATCAATAAATTCTTTAAACTCACCCTCTGCCTCTGACGCTATCTTACTCAAAGTTATCCTGTCTGTTCTAAATCCAGACTCTGCTATATCATACACACTTCTAGGTCTTTGTCTGAACCCAGCCACTTTTGCCATCGCTGTGTACACATATCCGTCACCATCACACTCAGAACACTTGGTATAATTTTTAAAAGGACTACCATCTTTTTTTATTTTTTTAATAACACCTTTACCATGACAGGTTACACATTGCTGTGCTACTGTTCTATGTATTACCTCAGTATTATCAGCCACAAGATTTCTAAACTGTTGCCTTGAATAGTTAGGTCTTCTTTTATTTTTACCTGTGCTTTTATCTATACCAACATTAAATATCTTAGCCCATTGTTTTTTATCTTTAGGTTTCATAGAATAAATCAACCAAGATAATTGTTCTGGACTAGATAGATTAATCTTAGTATCACCCATCTGTTTATATACTATCTTATCTATCTTCTGTTTTAGATAAGCAAACTCTGCCCTAAACTCTTTCTCGACCTTATCTAACTCTGTGGTATCTATGTTAATACCATTACGTTCCATGTTAGTTAATACGACTAAAAACTCATTCATCATCTTAACTGTCATGACTAGACCTTTATTCTTTTCTAATCTAAGATCATCCATCTGAGAATCAAATAGACTTCTTGTTATCTGTACATCTATCTTACCATATTCCTCTACTACATCTGCAGGTATATTCTCAAAAGATATACCTCTGTCCATATATTCTTTTATACTACTATCTTTAGATCCTATCTTTCTTCTACGGCAACACATCTCAAGTGTTAAACTTTTTCTAACACCCCTGTTTAAAATATATTCACCTAACATGGTATCATAGACCCTACCATTATATTTAAATCCTGCCTCAAGTAACCACATCAAATCAAATTTTATATTATGGCCTACAAGTAAAGTTGTCTTATCTAGAGTTTCTTGTATCTTAATAGCACAACCTTTATCTATTCTTTCACTATGATTTGTAAAATAATACTCATCACCAAAATAAGAGTTTAATCCTACACTAACTAATATATTATCTGGATGAAAAGGTGACGGATCATACCCACCATTCTCATTCTTTTGCCAAGATGTCTCTACGTCTACTGTTGTTATCATACCTCGTACCTACTTATACTTCTTCTAATGGTACACACAGGCTCACCATGATAACCATTTATTTTATTTTTACTTACACATAATGTTCTTATCTTATTCTCTAGATCACTGCTAGCATTTCTACCTATACCAATAATCAAATCTGCTTCTGCTGCCTTACCAGTTTTAGAGTTTTCCATCTGATCAAATGATATACTATTTCTATTGTGTGCATCAGCTGACGCTTGAGATATTGCAATCACAGCACACTCTCTACGTTTAGCTATCTCTCTCACACTCGTATATATCTGTCTTAACTTCTCATCTGTTCTAGCATAAGTTCCTGTGACATTTATCTTATCTAGTTGATCTATGACTATTATATCTGGTTTATGTTTTTCACAATGTGCATCTATGTCATCAATAGACCAATCAACAGTATCAAACATTGATATATTATCTTTTATATCAGACCAATAATTCTGTGCTCGTGATTTATCATTTAATATCTCATCCCTAGTCATACCAGTGTATGCGGATATAGCCCTTATCTGTGTTCTTATGGCAGGTTCTTCGTTTATAAATGCATGAACTATAGCACCCTGAGAACAAAAACCATCTGGCCCAGTACAGAGACTAACCCAGAAAGCTGTCTTACCTGTCTCTGGTCTAGCAAATGCTATCATAAGATTACCACCACCTATACCCCCTACGTTTTCTTTTAGTACAGGTATATTAAATTTCCATCTCGTGGTAACATCTAGTAATTCTATAACCTCATCTATGTTATTAGTTACTGCAGGATTTTTATCCTCACTGATATTTGTTTTATGTTTATCTATCATACCAGTGATCTCTGAGAAGTTAGCCTCCTTACCATTAAATATCTCTGTGGCCTCAACAGCTATCCTCTGTGCAAGATCTCTATCAGATAATATACGCATGATATCTTTTGCTATCTCTTTGCTAG